GCGGAGCGCGAGGAACGCGGCCTGGACCTGCTGGGTCACGGGCCCCGGGCGGCCCGTGCCCACCGGCCGCTCACCGACGCGCACCACGGGCAGGACTTCCCACGACGTGCTCGTGAGGAAGACCTCGTCGGCGACCGTGAGCATGGCCGCCGGCACCGGGCCCTCGTACACCGGCAGCCCAGCGGCCCGACAGGCCTCCAGTGTGGCCCCCCGGGTCACCCCCGGCAGCACGCCCGGCCCCACGGCCGGCGTGCCGATGTGGCCCTGGCGGACCACCCACACATTCGAGTGGGTGCCCTCCTGGAGCCACCCGTCACGCACGAAGACCGCCTCGTCGTAGCCGGCCGCGAGCGCCTCCTGGCCCGCGAGCGCATTCGGCACCAGGAAGGTGGTCTTCAGATCGCACCGTTGCCACCGGAGGTCCGGGGCCAGCGCCACGGCGGCGCCGGTGGTCCACAGGTCGGCCCGGTACGCCGGCAGGTCCCTGACCCACCAGGCGCGGGTGGTGGGCGTGACGAGCACGTAGCCGAGCCCATCGGCGTCCGTGGCGCCACAGCGCGCGTGGACCGTGTCGGCGGAGGGCCACTCGTCCCCCAGCGTGAGGCCCAGGGCGGACGCTCCGGCCTGGAGCCGGGCCCAGTGGGCCTCCAGGCGGAAGGGGCGCCCGCGGTAGAGCCGGTAGGCCTCGTACACGGCCAGCCCCAGCAGGAGCCCTCCATCCACCAAGGGCACAGTGGCCTCGGCGATCCGGACCCAGGCCCCGTTCACCCAGCCCCACTCGCGAGGGGTCACGGCTGGCTCGCCTCCCGAAGCGACGGCGGCGGCACGGGCGGCACGGGCGCCGTCCACAAGGCGGGGTTGACGTAGGCCGACCAGCCCGCTCGGGCGGCAGTGCCCAGCGTGTCCGGGGCGATGGGCAAGGAGGGCACCGGGAGCGGGGACTGTCCCGTCCGCGGCGTGCGCATCGTGGCGAACAGCCCCGGATCGAGTCGTAGGCCCGCACGGGGCAGGCCCGGCACCGGCTGCACCAGGGGGTTCTGGACAGTGGCGCCCCCGAGTCGGGGGTCGTGGAACGTCAACGCCGCCCAGAGCCACGGGTACCGAGACTCGGGGAATCGGTCGGCCCGGTTGAGCACGTACGTCGCGACCTTGGGCATGTCCCAGACCAGCCCCTCCTCGGTCGGCTGGAAGGGTTTCGTGGTCCGCCACAGCCGGTCGAAGTCGTACCAGGCTCGGCTCTTCCGCGCGGCCTCCTGCCGGGCCTTCAGAGCCTCTTCCGCCCCCGGCTGCTTCAGCCGGATGGCCTTGGTGAGGGCCGCATCGATCAGGTCCGAGAGTCGCGCCTGCTCTTGGATCAGCGCGGCACTCGCTTCGGGCGTCACGGCGGCTCCGCGCCGTCGAGCAGCCTCCCGGGTGGCCGCCAGCTGCTCGCCCAGAGCCTTCATCCGATCGAGGAGCCCGTTGACCGTGGTGGAGATGGGTCCGTTGGCGTCGATGCTGAGGACTACGGGGTATAGGCCTACAGCCTCACGCACGGCCCGCTCGGCCTTCTGGTTGATCTCCCGGATGACGGCGGGGCCCACGGCCGGGTCCCGGAGCCGAGCCAGCTCTTCGGGACGCCCCTGGCCGATCTTCGGCGCGAGCTCCGGGATCTCCTGGGCGAGCCCCTGAGCCAACTCCTCGCCGATCTTCTCGTTGACGCGGCGGGTCCACGACGACCCGGCCCGGTTGGCCATCCACCGCCGAATCCCCTGGACCGCCTCGGCCGGCAGCTGCACGGCCTCGCCGGCCAGGCCGGTGAGGAAGCCTGCGGTGGCCCCCTGTCGGGGGTCGCCCTCGACGAGCCCTCCAAGGGCCCCGGCCACCGTGGGCACGGCGACCCGGGTGGCCGAGGCCAACGCTCGGCCGGCCAGGGGCACACCGCGGACCGCGGCCCCCGCCGGCCCGGCGAGGAGACTTCCGGCCACGGTCGCCGCCTCCGTCGGCGTGGTGGGCACCAGCCCGCCCACGACGTCCCCGACGGCGTTCGCCACTGGCTCTGGGATCGCCAAGGGGCCACGGTGGAGGCCCGTGGCGATCGCTCGAGACGTCGCGTCCCGCGCGGCCTGGGCTCCCTGCTGCAGGCGGTCCATCCACGTCGGCTCCGCCGCTTGTTGGGCCGCCAGCTGATCGGCCTGGGCCTGCTCCTCGGGACTCACGGGACGGCCCTGCTCATCGACCCACGGCATCAGGGCACCCTCCGCAACCGCCGGCCGTCTGGGAGGATCACCTCGCGGGGCGCGGCCTCGGGGTGCCAGGGCAGGGATCGCGCGAACGCCTCCATGGACGCCCGGGCGTCCGACGACGAGAGGAACTCGGCCCGTCGCGCGATGTCCGCGAACGTCCGCAAGAGCTGGGCCTTGGTGCGGACCATCTCCTGGCTGTCCCCGGCGTCGATCATCAGCTTCTCGATGGCCTTGACGTCCTTGTCCGAGAGGTTCTGGGCGCTCTGCTGGAAGGTCCGGGCCACGACGAGCTTGAAGGCGCTCGCGGCGTCGGCCACCCACTGCGGCCCGGGCTTCCCGGCCAGGCGCTGCGCCTTGTCCGCCAGCCAGTTCTGGACTCGGCCCAGGCCGCCTTGGGCCATCCGGTCGCCGATGGTCTCGTAGAACGTCGCCAGCTCTTCGGCTGTGGCCGCCGCCGACAGGGCTTTGGCCGCAGGGGACCCGGGCCCCACGATGCGGTAGTTCCCTCGGGCCAACAGGTCTTGCAGCGCGCCCATCGTGGCGGGTGGGGGCTCGGGCCGCCCCGTCTCCGTGTTGACCAGGAGCGCGCCCGGCTCCCAGGCCTGAATGGGCTTGCGCTGGGCGAACTGCTCCCGGACTTCCTCGGCCGCCACCGCGCCGGCCCGCTGGCGCTCCACCTGACGGCGCTGGAACGCCTCGGCCACGGTGCCGGCCACATCCCGGGAGGTCTGGCCAGCCGGTGAGGCGGATCCGAGGGCTGCCGAGTCGGGGGCTGGGGACGCGGTCGGCACGCCAGCCAGTCGCGACAGCACCGTGGGATAGTCGCGGGCCCCCGGGACGGCCGCCGTGGCCGTCGCCGCGGTCTCCGGCCCGGCCTGCGCCGTCTCGCGGAGGCGACGCATCGCGTTCATGGCGTCGGCCACGGCAGCCTGGGCCGTGAACCGAATCGCCGGGTCCTGGGACCTGAGCATCTCGATGACCTGCTCGCGAGTGAGCCGGTGCTGGTCGAAGACATAGCCCCACAGGTCCCGATCGGCGGCGTCCTTGAGCCCGGGGAGCCCGGCGCCCGTGATCTGGTACTCGGTGACCTGCCCCTCGGGGCTCACGGCGAGCACGGTGCCCGAACTGGTGTCGTGGATGATCTTGCGCGCGTCCGGCACGGGTTTCATGACCAGGCCCGTCGGCGTGCGCTGCTCGACCCACGGGATGCCGTCGATGACATGCACCGTGCTGCCCACCGGCATGTGCTGGAGCATCCGCTGATAGAACTCACCGGCCGCAGGGGACACCAGAGCGGCCCGCTGCGCGGCCTCGGCCACGCCTTCCCGGGTCAGGGCAGCCGTCTCTCCCGTGCCGGCGCCCAGGCGGCCCGATTCGATGCCTAGGGCGAATCGGGCTCGCTCTCGGGCCTCGGCTGCCTGGCGGAGCGCTGCCTCTCGCCAAGGCTGCGTCGCCTTCAACACCGCGTCAGCGGCCAAGGGGCTGATCTGGCCGGACTGGATGGCCTGGTTCAGCGCGGTGAGGGCGCGCTGGGGGTCCTGCGCCGCCACGTCGGTCAACTGGCTGATGACCGAGAGCGCTTGGGCGCCCGCCGCACGCTGCTGTTCGGCCTCCTGCCCGCGCTGCCAGCCCGCGAGGCCCTGCGCGGCGAGGCCCGAGAGGCGCGGATCGAACCCGGCCGCGAACCCGAGCACGGCGGGCGCCAGGAACGAGGTCACGGACCGTTGGGGCATCGGCGGCACGCGCAGCTCCGGGAGCCCCACGCTGGCGGCCCCCAGCGGCGCCGCAGGCGTGACGTCCGGAGTGGCATCCAGCCGGACCGTCGGGGCCGTGGGGGTGGGCTCCGGAGCCGGCGGACCGCCCTCGGGGGGCTTGGACCAGATCCACTGCCGTTCGGTCGTGAGCTGCAGAGGGGGTGGCGCAGCCGGGGCGGCCGTGGCGCCGACGGGAGCAGCCGGGCTCGCGCCGCCGACGTCCGTGAGCGTCTGGGGTTCGATGAACGTGGATGGGCTCGTGGACCCCGAGGCGCCGCCGACGTCCATGAGCGTCTGGGGATCGACGAACGCGGATCGATCCGTGAACCCCGACGCATCGACGCTCGCCGTGGCTGCCCCGCCCGATGACGAAGACGAGGACGAGGCCAGTCCCGCCAGACCCTGGCCCACGGCGCTCAAGATGCGCCCCCAGTCCACGCCGCCGCCGTCGTCTCCTTGGGGCTGGGTCACGCCGACCTGATACCGCCCCCGCAGGGACGGCAGGGGTTGCGCGGCGGCCCCGCGCCACGGGTCCATCTCGACCACGGGCGCCGTGCTCGTCTGCGCGACGTCCCGCATGGCCTGCTGGATGATCTCGGCCGGGTCGGGCAGGACGCTGACCAACGGGAGTAGAGCCATGGGGAGTCCCTACAAGCCGGGGGAGTCGAAGGGGTCTCGCCAGTTGGGGTCCACGGCCGATGCTGGAGCCGGTGGCGCCGCGGGCGCCGGGGGCTGGGGCGGGTTGTCGCCGAACGGGGCCACGTCGGTCAGCGACGTTTCCACCTGCTCCGTGGTGTGGCCGAGCGGCGGGAACCCGCTGGGCGTCATCCCCAGCAGCGAGGTCACCAGCTGCTGCTGGCGGAGCAGGTCCTGCTGGGCCAGGGTGGCGGGGAGCTGCGCGGCCTGGAGCTGGTTCGCCCACCGCTGCTCTTCGAGCGTCATGCCGTGGGTGCCGGCGCTCAGCCACGACCCGAGCGCGTTGGCGGCAAAGCCCAGAGCAGCCTGCCGCTGCGCGATGGCCGCCTGGACCTGGCCCATGAACTCGGCCTCGGCGAGGCGGCTGCGAATCTGCGCCTCGAGCGTCGCGATCTGGGTCTGCAGCGACTCCTTGAGGTTCCGGGACTCCGCCGTGAGCTGCTGCGCTTGCAGCCGCGCCCGCTGGGTTTCGAGTAGCTGCACTTCCTCCTGGCGGGCGCGAATCTGCGCCTCGAGCTGAGCGGCGGCCGCCTCGTGAGCCAGCACCTGCTGCGTGATGGGCAGCGCGAGCTCCAGGCCACGCTGGCTCACGGCCTCGCCCAGGGCCCCGCTCCGGCCCAAGCCCCCCGCGGTCATCGCGGCGGTCAGTCCGGGCGTCACCACCTGCTCCAGCACGTCACGAGCCGCGAGCGTGGCGGCCGTGGGGTCGATCCGCGCCACGGCCACGGGGGCCTGGGTGTCCACGGGGACCGCCTCATACTCGTACACCTGGGGCGTGTAGCTGACGCTGGCGGCGCCGTAGTTGATGCCCCCGACGTTGATGGGCTGGCTGGCCATCGTGTTCCACACGCCTTCGGTGGCCCGAGCCAAGGCGCCCGTGAGCGGGTCCGCCGCGAACCGGGCGCCGGCCTGGGACGGCTGCGCGAGGTACGACTGCCGCAGCGCTTCGGTCTCCGGGGTGAGGGCGAACGGATTGGGAGTGGGGCGGACGATGGACGACCATCCCCCCGCGGCGTCGAGGGCCGTGGCGGCCGAGCCCAGCCGCAGCATGCTGCCCCCCGCCATGGCCCCGGCAGCGGTCTCTTGCTCGGGCGTCAGGGTCGTGGTCTGGGTCGTGGTGCCCGTGAACGCGGTGTCGCGGGGCTGTGCGACGCCGGACGACGACCGGCTGCGGGCGGCCGAGATGACTCCCCCGAGCAACGAGGCGCCGGCAGCGATGGCCATTCCCCATCCCGCCATGATCTAGCCCTCATCGGGCGCCGGCGGCGCCTCAGCCGGGCCGGTCGGCACCCACTGCAAGACGTGACGGTAGACGCGGAACCCGAGGTCCGCCCAGTCCTTGGGATCCCGGTGCACGGTGAGGACCACGCGGCTCGCGCCCACCTGGGCGGCCCAGTCCAAGACCGACCGCACGGCGCGTTGCCGCGCATCCCCGACGTTCTCGTCGGCCCGGACCTGGAGGATCACCACGCGGGTCCGGGCCCCATGGCCCGAGGCCTCCGCGAGCACGTGGCCCACGAGGGACCCCTGCCGGACCAGGCCCACGGCCAGCAGCGTCGGATCGCCCTGCCAGAGGCGGGCGAGCACCGTGCGGGCGAAGGCCTCGGGCTCGTACTCCGGCTGGAACGCGGCAGCGTACGCGGCCACGCGCTCCGCCAGGAACGGCGTCAACAGCCGCAAGCCCGGATGCCCGGGATCGATCCGCACGAGGCTCACGGGCTCGGCGCTCACCCTCGGCCTCCGAGCACCATCTGCGCGATGGCCTCATCCAGGGACTCCACGGGCACCGGGCGCAGGAGCCCCCCCGGCAGGATGAGGCCGGCCCGCGCCGACCGGCGGTACAGGTCGTCCTCGGCGAGCTGGCGCCGCTGCTCCGACTCCAAGAGCACGTCGGCCACCCGCTCATCCACGCGCACGCGGCCCGGCCCGTAGACGCGGTCGTTGATCTGATGCCGGAACGTGAGCGTCAGCTCTAGCATCCGAGGCCGTCCGGTCCGGCGGCCCGTCGTGGGTCGTGGCATCTCCCCGTCCTCGGGGACAGGGGCGCGTGGTCGGCCTCACGCCGGCCGGGTGGACGGCCACGGTCAGGCCCTCCACGCGCCCCCGCCGCTCCCAGCGGTTAAGCCGGGAGATTCGCACTGTACGTCGAATTCGCCTCGATGCGCGTGAGGAAGGCGTCCTCCAACAGGAACGGCTTCCACATGACCTTCGCGCCGACCTTGCGGCCCAGCGCCAAGGGGTTGCTGAACGACGGCCCCGGCGGCGTCAGGAACGACTGGAGCGACTGCCCATCCAGCGTGACGCGGCCGAAGGCGTCCTTGCCGCACACGAAGGCGACGAACACCTCCTTCTGGTCCGCCGGAGGCGCCGGCGGGGTCCGCAGCTCGGTGGCGGCGGAGTACGTGGTGCCCGTGAACGACAGGACCGTGCTGGCGGCCTGGCGCGTGAAGACGCGCTTGAACGCCGTGCCGGACGTGTTCGACATGTACACGTCGTACACGTAGTTCGTGGACGTGGGCAGCGTCAGCGTGAACGCCGCATCCGCGTCCGCCACCGTGAGGTCCTGGCTGATCTTCCGCTCGTAGTCCGTCGTCGCATCCCGGGCGACGATGCGGATCTTGCTGTTGTCGGTGGCGCCGCCCGTGCCGGACATCGAGTGCTGGGCCCGCTCGGCGGTGGCCGCCGCCGTCGTGGGCGCGGGCACGCCCTTGAGGTAGGGCAGGAAGTTCGACCGGTAGTAGCGGCCCCCCATCCATCGGCCGATCTCGCCCTGGTCCAGCTCGTCGGACCGGAAGGCGCGGGCGTTCTGGAACGCGGGGTCGGTCCCCAGGATGTCGGCCTCCAGCTGCGGGGGCAAGATGACGGCGAACATGTTGCCGTCGTAGGGCATGGCGCCGCGGGCGCGCAGCCCCGTGATGGTGCGCAGAATGTCCGCGGTGGTGAGCTTCTTGGTCCCGTCGAGCGCCGACCGCGAGGCCACGCCCCCCGCGTACTCGATGTTGGTGCCGTTCATGAGCGTGGTCGCCAGCTCCCGCTCGATGAACTCGGACATGGCCAGGGACACCCGCTCCGTCGCCAGGCTCAGGACCGGGTGCACGACGGTCACCTCGGCCACGTCGGAGAGGAACGCCACCAGGCCGTACTGGTTGACGGTGACGTCGACGTTCTCCGTGGCCATGGCCACCGCGTCGGGGTTGACGCCTTCCGACAGGGCGGCGACGGGCAGCGCAAATCGCTTGTACCGGACGAGGCGCAGGGTCGTGCCCATGCGCTGGGGCAACGACTCCTGCCGCGCGAACTTCCCGAGCACGAGGTTGCGCTCGGCCAGCTCGTACATCCGCCGGCCGATGTAGACATTCGGCGCGTCGGCACTGATGGTCGCGAAGGTCGTGATGGCATCCGCCATGGTGGGGGCGTCCTCCGTCGGTTACGGGTCTCGTGTCCGGGTCAGGGCCTGCCGGGACCTGTGCTGGCCCACCATGCGTGCCGCGGCCCCAACCCCGTTCCGCGGCCCCTGCACAGGTCCGTCCATCCGCTCAGAAGGTCACGCGGCCCAGGGCGCGGGCCAGGTCGTCCGTCGACATGGTCCGCGCGAGCTCCGCGGTCAGGGCGGGGCCCCCGCGACTCCCGCCGGCGCCCGGCCCGACCACGGCCGCGTCCTGCGCCTGCTTGGCCCGGGCCGCGTCCGCATCGGCCATCCGCTGGCGGAAGTAGTCGAAGTGGGCTCCGCGGTACAGGTGCCACAACGTCTCGCGCGTGGTCGGTCGTCCGTTCGCCAGCGTGTCCTGGAACATCTGCTCCAGGTGCGGCGCGAACTCACGCGCCTCCGGGTGCTGCAAGTAGAACCGCGCCATGTCCTCGGCGGCCTCGGCCCGCAACGTGGCCGCCTGCAGCGCCGGCTCCAGGTAGGGACGAATGGCCTGGTAGACCGGGTCCGGCGGCTGTTGGGCCTGCGACGGGGCCTGCGTGGCCTGGCGGATGGCCTCGCGCTGCCGGGCCATCTCCTGCATCGCGGCCTGGCGCTCCTGCGCCATCACCTGGCTCACCGCTTCGGTCATCACGGACTTGAGCGCGTCGGCGTCGAACTCGAGCACCTGCGCCTCCGGCGCCGGGTCCGGCGTCGGGGCCGTGGGCGTGGCCGTGTCCATCGATGCGTCCTCCTACGACTGGCGACGGAGGCGCCGCAGGGTCAGCGCCAGTCGAGCCCGACGGCCCAGCACGCCGGGCGCCGACGCGGCCCTCTGCAGGGTCTCCGACGGAATGGGACGGTCCGGCGGCACCCCCAGCTGGCGGTGCAACGCCCCCGGCTTCGTGATCGCGGCCTGAATCCAGCGCTTCGCCATGGCCGGGTCACAACCAGGCCTGACCGCCCGCGGGCGGCAGGCTCATGGGCCGGTCTTGCCATGTGCCGGGCGGCAGGCTCGCGGGCGGCAGGCTCATGGGCCGGTCCTGCCACCCGCCGCCGCCGGGGGGCGCCGCCGGGGGGCGCACCGCGAGCAGCCCTGGCGGACGGGCGAACGCGATCCGGAGCGGAGGGCCCACCGTGAGACCGCCGCCAGGCGCCGAGAACACGGGCGGCCAGCGGCGCGGAGAGCCACCCAGCGCCGCCTCGGCGGTCGAGCCGACGGGAGCCGCTACGGGACTGGGCAGACTCCGGTGGCCCCCCTGACGCGGCGGGGGCTTCAGGGCTCTGGGGCCAGGGATCGCACCAGGTTGCCACAGCATGGGATCATCCTCCTCCGACAGGCGCCACCAGGGCGCGCAGCTGTTCCGGGAGATCGCGGACCTCCTTGAGGGCCCGGGCGCGGCCTTGGAGCAGTCGAATCTGGTCGGGGTCCTGGGCGGCCACCAGTGCCGCCACGGTGGCCTGGTAGCGCTCATCGAGCACCGCGCGCACCTCGGGCCACAAGTGCCCCAGCTGCTCGACGGTCACCCGCCGCACCGGTGGGGCAGTCAGGCCGTCCGCGAGGTCCACGGTCCCGCCGGAGGGCATCACGCCTTCAGGACCAGGAAGCCCACGCGCAGGGTGCCGTTCAGGGCCGCCGACGCATGGACGTTGCGGATGACGATGGTCACGGCGCCGGCGGCCGGCGTCGCCGTGCGGATCATCGGCGCCCCGGCGCTGTTCGTCCCGTTGGCGAGCGTCACCAGCACGGCGTCGTTGGCCCCGACGCAGGCGTTGGTCAGCGTCAGGGTGGCCTCCGCGCCGGCCGCGGTCGTCAGCGCGTCCGTGGTGATGACCCCGGCCACGGCGTCCAGGGTCGCAGCGCCGCCCGAGGCCGTCGCCGTGTTCGCGGCGGTGATCTTCGCGCCAGCGGGCCACGAGAGCCGTAGATCGTGCACAGTCGCCTCCTATCCGGCTCGCAAGCCCGCGAGCCCTGCCGGGACCTGCCCCTCGGCGAAGCCCCGGGCCACTTGACGCTCGGCTTGTTCTGGCGTGGCCGCCATCACGGCCCCGGCCATCGGGCCGCCGGGGGCCACGGGGCCTGCCGCGGGCGGCGCCGCGGGCACGGCCCCGGGCGGGGGCCCCGGAGCCACGCGACGGATGATCTTGTCGGCCATGCGACCGCCGACCGTGTCGCGCCACAGGTGCTTGCCCAACAGCCCGAAGTCGATGTCCCACCCCTGCCGGACCATGGGCTCGTACAGCCGGCCCAGCACGTTGAGCACGGTCAGCTCCTGCTGGGCGCGCAGCCGGACGTCCTGCGACTGGAGCGAGCCGATCCACCGGAACTGCATGGGCGCCATGAGCTCCTGCGCCGTGATGCGCGTCCGGGCCACGGCCTCGGACCCCGGAATCACGATGACCTGCTGGGGCGGGACGAACCGCAGCGTGAGCGTGTAGCAGTCCATCAACAACGGCGTCAACAGCTCGTCCTCGATCGTCTCGGCCACGTCCTTGATGTCCGCCATGGAGAGGCCGATCAAGGACGACACCGCGAACCCCGCCCGGGGCATGCCGCGCGTGGGCTGCCCTTCGGCCAGCGGGTTGGACCCGCTGAACGAGTCGATGAAGCCGAGCGTCATCTGGATGCCCTGGAACCCGGCCGACAGGGTGTTGGGCGGCTCCATCCACTTGACGCCAGCAGGGTCCCCCAACCACTTGGCCCGAGGGCGGAACACGAACGTGTCGGCCCGAGCCACCAGGTCCGGGTTGACCACGGCCGGCGGGTTCAGCGCCGTGGCCTGGCCCTCCAGGGTCATGTTGACCTCGTCGTTCAGGAGCACGTTCAGCGGCTCCAGGTCGGACGCCATCGACGAGGTGTAGTGCTCGCCCGGCAGCTGGCGCGCCAGAGCCATCCGGTAGGGGGGCACCGGGAACTGGGCGAAGCGGACGCGGACCACGCGCGGCCCGCCGGCCACGTTCCACACCACCCACGCCTGCACCCACCGGGCCTCTCGGCGGAACCACAGCTCCGTGAGCGAGACGAAGGCCACGGAGGGCGTGGGCGGAGCCTGGCCCTCGGCGGGGGGGCCACTCTGCGCATCGGTGGGCACCGAGAAGCCCGACTGCTGCAGCCGGCGCACGTAGTACGTGGGCCACTCCGGCGTCGTCAGCTCCCGGCGATCGAGCGGATCCGCCACGCCGCTGGCCGCGTGCGCCCGGTAGCGCTCCCACGGCATCAGCGTGTGCTCGAAGATCAGCTCGGCGTCCTCCAGCGCCGTGACCGTCTCGGGCCACACGTACAAGGCGAAGGGGTCCACCACCCACGCCATGGGCCAGACCCACGTGCCGCGGTCGTTGTGCTGCACATCCAGACCGGTCTTGACGATGGCCCGCTGGAAGAGCAGGAAGCAGCGCACGGCCTGCTTGACCAGAGACCGCGCCCGAATCCGCGTGGTCAACAGCCACGTCAGGTACCCCTGCCAGGCCGCGGCCTGCGTGGCCAGCCCGTCCTCGTCCGCCGAGTCGGACATGGGCTGGACGTCGAAGAAGGCCGTGGACGGGAAGAGCATCTGCACGGTGCGCGTGACGAACCGCTCGACGGCGCGGCGCAGGGCCGGGATGTAGTGGTTGAACCACTCGCCGCGGAACCCCGGACGGGTGTGCTCGGCCTTCCAGGCCGCCAGGGCCCGGAGCCACACCTCTTCGAGCGGGCGGCGCCGCTGCTCGATGGAGCGGATCAACGGCGCGTAGGTCGTGCGGATCTCCTCGCGGAGCGCCGCATCGCCCGTCTGATCCGGCAGCAGGTCCTGAGCCATGGCGCTCACCGTCGGACCTGGTAGGTGTCCAGCCAGGGAGCCAGCTGGCGCTGCTCGTCCAGGGTCAGCCCGCGCTCCGGGCCGGTCATCCACGACCACGGCGGCCCGTCGAGCGTGGACCCGTGGCCGTTGGACGCCATGAGCGTGTCCAGCACGCGCGGGTCCGCCCGGAGCAGGCGATAGTAGTTCTCGCCGGCATACCGCACGGTGTCCGCGAGGTTGTCGTAGAAGCCGTCCTTCACCGGCTTCTCCCGAGTCACGGGGGCGCCGGGCTTGGCGGCAGGGTAGTGGTAGCCGCCGCTGAACATGTCCAGGGTGTGGCGACACGCGCGATGCACCTGCAGGACCGGCTTGCCGCAGCGGCAGCGGGTCCGCAGAGCGTCGCGGACCAGCGCGAGCCCCGGGTCCACGTTGGGCAGGTGGCGGTACTTGAAGCGGAGGGAGAACGGCGGCCGGCTCAACCGGGTGATCGGGCCGGGGCCGTGCTCGCCCACCGCCGCGCCGGCCCGGTCCCCGCAGTCGGTGTACAGGCTCCGGGGGTGGTCGGGAAACCGCGCCGCAGAGGCGTCGCCGACGACGATCGTCGCGAGCTGCTCCGACTCCAGCTGGCGGCCCACGAACTCGTGCTGAATCCACCAGTGGAGACCCTGGGCCTTGCAGCGGGGGAACTGGTGCCACGTGACGGCCGGAGCGTGGTAGCCGAAGTCCCACGCTCGGACCACCGTGATGGGGAGCACGGGGAGGTCCGCCGTGTGGACGGCCGGGGCGAAGGGCGGCGCGTAGACGGGCTGGCCCTCGTAGCTGAAGCCGTACTCCCCCTCCACGATGCGGCGCACTTCCGACGGGGGATTGACGCCCACCAGGTCCGCCACGTAGGACGGCGGGAGGAACGGGTTCTCCCGCGTCGAGACTCGGATGAGCCGATAGCTGGTCGTCACCGGGTCGGGCGTGGCCTCCGTCCGGGTGAGGGTGCCGGGCGTCAGACCGAAGACCTCCGCGATCCAGTGATGCTGGTGCGGGGGGTTGGTCGCCAGGAAGCCCCGCAGCCACCGGCTCGCCTGGGGCAGACGCAGGCGGCCCTGGAGCGCCACCCAGGTCTGACGCGGCTCCTCGGCCGCCTCGTCCATGAAGAACCAGCCGTACTCGGGACCGAGGAAGCGCCCGAGGTCCCGCCCGGACTCCCGGAAGTGAATCTCGGCCAGGTTGGGCAGCACGACCACGTTCGGCCAGCCGTCCCGGGACTCCCGCGTCTCGAAGGGCACGCCGGCTCGCTGGAGGGTCTCCAGGAAGACCCGCTGGGTGGAGTCGCGGAGCTTGGGGTAGCTGCGACGGATCACGAGGCCCCGGTTCCCCGGCACCTGGAGGGAGAGCACCACGCCGAGGACCGCACACGGCAGCGTCTTGCCCGCCCCGTAGCCGCCGACGAGCGCCACGTACTTCTCGGTCGCCTCCAGGAGGGCGCGCTGATGGGGCAACAGGTCCGCGTGGGGCGTGCCCGCCCGGGCACACTCGGCGCGCGTGCAGGCCGGGAAGAAGCCCTCGATCGACGCGACCACTCACGCCTCCCCAGGGTCGGGAGACGGCCCGCCCGACTGCGTCATCTGCACCAAGAGGTCCGCGGGCAGGGGGACCGACCGCGGCGTCTTGGGCGTCCGCGCCGCCAGCCACTGCGCCGTCCGCATCACCGTGCTCGTGTCGAGCACGATCGGCGTCGGCACGCCCTCCAGGGCAATCCGCCCCGTGGTCACGGCCTGCTCGATCAACTGCCAGGCCCGGCGGGTCAGGGCCTCGTGCCGCTCCGCGTCCTCGCTCCGGATCATGAGGGCCTCGGCGGCCGGGGCCCCTTGGGCCGAGGCACCACCCGAGCCGGCACCCGACGGGACGGACTCGTCGGCGGCCGCAGGGACGGCCCCGCCGGCGGACGCGGGGCGATCCGCAGAATCAGCACGTGGAGACTCGGAGTCCGACGGGTCATCGACGCCCTCCGCCGAGCCTCCCCCTCGACCCGACGCGCCCCGTCACTCGATCGGCTGCCGCGTGACCCACCGCAGCACGACGTTCGCCACCCCGAGCAGCGCCGGAGCCAGGTACAGCGTGACCCCGTCCCGCGTGAACCCGGCCTGCGCCCACGCCCCCAGGGCCGTCACGACCGCGCCCACGTTGGTCCAGACCGTCTTGCTCTGATACCAGCGCTTGGCGTCCATGGCCACCCTCCCCGGGGCCCCCAGGCCCGCTCGGCGTCAGACTCGTACAGCTCGCCGCCATGGGTCAAGCAGAAAGTGACCGGCAGGGGACCCGGGCAGACGCGCGGAGGGCGCCGAGAGGACACGCGGGGCCTCGGGAGGACGCGCGGGGGGACCGGCCGGGCCCTTCCGCCGGGGCCTGGGCCCCGGGGGTCCCAGCAACCGGGCAGCCCCCCCGCTTGTGAACGTGCTCACATTCACAGCCTTGTGAACGTGTTCACATTCACGAGCGACCCCCAACATCTTGTGGTCCGGCCGCCAGCCACCACAACCGGTGGTGGTCGAGGCGCCGATGGGCCCAAGCCCTTGTGGCCCCACCCGTTGTGGTCCCGGGAGGCGGTGACCACAACCCGTGGTGGTCCAACCCCTAGGGGTCCGGCGGGCTGGTTGCCCCTACCCCTGGTGGCCCAGCGGCTGTGGGGCTCGAGCCCTGGTGGGCTACGGGCCGGCGACCCCAACCCCTGGTGGCCCAATCCCTCGCGGCCCCATCCCTGGTGGTCCGGCGGCCGCATGACCCCTACCCGTTGTGGTCCGGCGCCGCTGGCGGCTCGAGGCGAGGCCCGGCGCCGGCCGCCCTGGCGTCCCAGCCCTGGCCATGGGCGCCGTGGGGCGCGGGCTGAGCGCCCTGCCGCCCTGCCGCCGCCGTGCCGGCCCGCGTGCGGGCCCGGGGCCGGGCCGTGGGCTGTGGCTCGGGCCCAGCCACCTCGGGCTCGGGTAGGCGCGGGCCCGGGCCTCGGGCCTCGGGCTCGGAGCCTGACTAGGGCGGAGTCGGCACCGTGAGGCGCGCGGGGCCGAGCGCTCCCTTCCTTTCTTCTAAGAGGGGGAGGCGCGGCGCGCGGCGCCCGGCCCGGAGCCCGGCGCGCGAGCGGCTCGAGGCGCCCGGCGGGGCCTGACCCCTCGAGGCTGCGACTCGAGGCCGGCGCCGTCGAGGCCTCGAGCCCGGACGCGCCGCCGGCCGGAGTCCGCGGCCGAGGCCCGGCGCCGGGCTCGGTAGTCCCTCGATGCGGCAGCAGGCTCCGCCGGCCCGGATGCCCGGCCCGAGCCCAGGCGTCCGCGAACCGGGCCCGTCCCGTCCGCGAGCCGGCGACGTCGCGGCCGAGGGGCCAGGCGCCCGAGGGAGCCGCCGGACGGCTCGCGGGCCCGCTGGCGCCGGCTGCCGTGCCCTGTGCCGTGAGTGGCCAGGTGGCGTGTCACGCCCCGTAGCGCTTGTGAAGGCGTTCACAAGCCGGCCAGCCCGGCGGGTACCAACGGTGACGTGAGTGGAAAAATTCCACACTCTCCGTTAGGAGCAGGATCTGAGTGTGTCAAAGTGGCAGTGGTGGGGCGGGCGGACTGCAATTTTTGCACTCGGGGCTGACAGACGGTGTGGAATTTTTCCACACGTGAGGGGCAGCGAGTGTCTGGTGGCGGACAGTGTGTAATTTTTACACACCTGGGGTGGGCGGCGCCCCACTCCCCCTCCACACACCTCCATGAGACAGAAGCAACACATTATCGGACGTAGCCGTTTCGGTTCGGAGGCCCACTGGCCGCGAAGCCGGTAGACACGCCACCACGCGTCGGAAGCGCCCCACGAAGCGGAGTGCCGCGAGGCGCCAGGCGATTCGCTTGAGATGACGCGGAGATCGCTGACACGGGCTGCCGCGAGCGGCGCGCATGGCGCCGGGCCCTGAGGCCAGACACCCCCACGGATAGTGTCCGCAAGGTCTCGGAGCCTCTACATCTTGGGGCTTGACAGCAGGGATAGCGGTGATATCGTCCCCAGTGACGGGCTCGCATGGGGCGGAGCCGGAGAAAGGGGGAGCAAGGGATGGGATGGAAGATCCAGTACGGCAGCACCACCAAGCCGACGCAGTCATGGGGCCGAGAGGTGGAGGAGACGCTCCGGCTCCACCGAGCCAATGCCTCCACCTTCCTGTCGGACCTGGCCTATGCCGCGGCGCGCGAGTTCACGTCGGGCTGGCATGCCGACGACTGGCGCGCGGCTCGGCGCGGGCTGAGCCCGCGGCAGCGTGAGCTCCTCCGCGAGCTCGCCGACACGCTCGCGAGTGAGTGGACCACGTCGTGGGACACGCCGGCCGACACGCGGGCGTACGCGCGGGAGCTCCGCCGCGCCATCCCCCGGGCCGTGCGGGCCTTGGCGCGCCGGTAGGCAAGGGAGGAACACCATGAGCACGCGATTCCGGGAAGTGGTGAACACGCGCTTCGGCGGCCGGCTGTCAGCCGGCTACCACGAGCCAGGCTCCGGTAAAGCGTCCGCGCATGAGGCCGCGGCCGCCGCGCGAGGTCTACCGTGGTCCGATAGCCCATGGGCCGCAGGGCTGCCTGACCTGCAGCCCCTCAATGACGGCCCCTGGTCATCGGATGAGGCGAGGACTGCCGCCCTGGTTCCCGTCGTCGAGGCGCTCTGGGACTGGCTGCACTGGCCGTCTAGCCGACAGCGGGCCTGGTCCCACGAGGTCGTGCTCCGGACGGTGAGAGAGGTCGTGTCGCGGTGCGCGTGGGCGCACGGCGCCCCAGAGGCGGCCGACGCCTGCGCAGGCGCCGCCACGATCGACGACGCCCGCGCCGCCGCCGGGTGGCTCGTCAGCGACCTGGCCTACCTGGCGCGCACCGGGCCTCTCCACGAGATGGCGCGGTCAGCCCACTTGGCCGCCTCGATCCAGCACGAGGCGGCAGCGGCGGCAGCGGCCTATGCCGCTCGCGCGTGGGCCGAGCTCGGCAAGCCCGATGCGGCCGACGAGGCGCTCCGCACGGCCTGCCGCATCTGGCGCGAGGCGGCCCTGTCGCAGTAGCCCGACCCGCGCCGGGATCCGCGCGGGCTGCCTCGCGGCCGGGCAGAACCAGAGGCCGTGAGATCGGACCATGAGCACCATGAGAGAGGAGGAGAAGCGATGGACGCGCAGGGCATGGCCCAGACCGAGCCCCAGACCGAGCCGCAGCCCCAGCCCGAGCCCGAGCTGCCCCAGTACGTGCGCGAGGCGTGCGATCTAGCGGCCTCCGGCGCCGAGCCGCCGGACACGCCACTGCAGATCGTCGCGGCCCGCAAGGATTACTCCGCCCGCGGGCGGTGCCGGGAGCACTGGTACCGCCTCGCCTGGCGGGGCGGCGAGTGGCGATATCTCGGCGACCGGCGGCTCGCGGTCGGGCGGTTCCTTGCGGCGGACAGGCATGACGCAGTCGACGCCGATGTTTGGCCCGGAGAGCTCATCGTCGAGCACGATCGCGGCGGCCCGATCCGGGCGGCCTACCTGGTCACCGAGGAGGAGCTCATGCGGTGCGAGCTGCGTCGGACGCGCGACGGCCAGCTCCGCATCACCCTACCGGACGGGCGGGACGTGGTCCGCCCGAACCCGCGGCGGTGAGGGAGGACAGACCATGGACGGCGCACGATCACTGTCGATCCGAGCCATCGATGTCGGGTTCGACTTGCGGGTGCTGGGCATGATCGTCGAGATTCCGCGCACGGTGACGGCCGTCACCTACGACGATCGGCAGGGGGAGGCTCGAGTGGTCCGCGGAGACGCGGGCACCATCGCGCGCGCCCTACGGCGTGCCGGCTACCGCGTGCGGTGGGCGGACGCCTGAGCGAGCGCAGTCGTGGCTTACGGCGGACGGCCCATCCGTCCGCCGTGGGCCCCCACCGAAGGGAGGCGCATGACGATGACCCGATGGCTCGACACGTGCGACGGGTGCGGGGCTGACATCCCCCCCGAGGCCCCGGCCGGGCTGTGCGAGGCCTGCGAGGATGCGCGGGCCCGCGACGACGACGCGGCCCGTCGCGGGTACGAGTACGAGACGTACCCGTGGTGGGACGACGACTGGAGGTGATGAGCCGATGAGCGTCCGCATCCTGTACGACTCGTCAGCCGGAGCCGCAGCCCTGTACTGCTCCTCGTCCGGATGGGCCTTCGGGCCCGTCATCCGCGACGCAGACGGGGTCCCGGCTCCTGACCTTGCCCGGGAGTGGCTCGCGTGGCTCCGCGAGCGGGGGACCGACCCCCGCCTGCTCAGCGACGCGGACCTGGAGCGAGCGTACGTGACGTGGCGCGATGCTCGCCACGTGGAGGAGGCCTGACGATGGATGAGCGCGAAATCCCCACGCGATGGCGCGACCTGCTCGACTTTGCGCGCATCTGTTGCGCCAACGCCGTGCGGCTCGAAGCTACCGACCCTCGAGACGTGCTGTGCGTCTGTGCGCATCGCGAGTGGTGCGACACGCACGGGCTCACGCACGTCGGCACGCATGATTGAGAGGAGACGCGCCATGCCGTACACCATCCGAGTCCCTGCTAGCGATCTCCGGCACGCGTGGGCGATGGTCGCGGGCGCCGCGTCCCGCGATGCGGATCGGCCGCACCTCGCCGCCGTGCGGCTCAGCCTTGCCGGGCTGGGCCATGACTACCCGACGCTCCGGCTTCTGGCCACGGACGGGTATGAGCTCCGATGGGCCGACGTCGTGTCCGCCGACCGACGCGACGACGCGACGCCCGCCGAGCCTCCGCCGCCCCTCGCCGTCCCGGCCGACGCTCTCGAAAACGGGCCCCGTGGTCGGCACGCCCTGGTCGGACTGGCCTGGCCCACCAACGGTGGGCCCGCCCGCATCGCCGATGCCGACGTGACGCTCGTCGAGGGGTTCCCGGAAATTGACCGGCTCATCCCTGACGCAGCGCCCAACGCAGCCCTGGTGGTCCCGGCGCGCGAGTGGATCGCCGGGTTGCGCGCCGCCGCCGCCGCATCCGGAGCCCATGCCATCACTATCCGGGCCCGGGCCGGCGCGACGGCGGCGTTCTTCCGCGCCGCCGATTCGCGCAGCCGGCTCGCCGCCGTGGTCCGCGTCCCCCTAGATGCGCCGGCGCCGCGCGACGTCGCCGTCCGCGTCGATGCCCAGCGGCTCGCGCGGCTCAGCGCCGCCGTCGCGGGCTCCGCGCGCTACCTGTGGATCGCCGTCGAGGCGCCGCGGCGCCCGCTGACGGTGCTCCCGGCGCGCTCCGCTTCGGCGCCGCACTTGACGCATGGCGCGGTGGTCATGCCCTGCGCGCCTGTCGCATGGCAGAAGGGAGGAACGCCATGACGACAGTCCCGTCGGTTCCTGTCGAGCAATTCCGTCACGTCTTGCAGGAGCGGTTCGGCGGCCGGCTCTCCGCTGGCTGCCACCGCCCAGACGATGGCGTAGCATGCGCCCTCGAAGCCGCCGCGGTAGCCCGCGGGCTGCCGTGGACGGACAATCCGTCGGCCGTCGGGCTGCCGGACCTGCGGCCGCTCAATGACGGGCCGTGGTCGAGCGATACTGCGCGGACGGAGGCACTCGTCTCTGTCGCCGAGGCCCTGTGGGATTGGGCGGAGTGGACTAAGGCCCAGCGGCGGGCCTGGTGCGAGACGGTTGCCCTCCGGACGGTCCGAGAGCTCTTGCCCGACCTCCTGCGCGCGTTCGGCCTGCCGGAGCACGCTGCTGCGTGCGCGGCCGCGGGCACGCTCCCTGACGCCCGCGCCGCTGCCTGGGCGGCGGTGAGCGGACTGTCTCAGCGGTCGTCGGGTCACGCGTGGCCAGTCCTGGAATCGGCCCGGACGGCCGAGCAAGCCGTTGCGACGTGGTGGTCGCCCGCGCCGGCGGCCCGCGCGGCTTGTCATGCGGCCCGCGCGTGGGCCGAGCTCGGCCTGTGCGACGCAGCCGAAGAGACGCTACAGCAGGCCTGCCGCATCTGGCGCGAGGCGGCCCGCGACTCGGCCAGCCTGGCGTATGCCATGCACAGGCTGACGCACGCCAGTCAGCCGGAACCGAGAGGATGACCATGCGACACCGACACATGCTCACGCTCCGCGTGGACCCGCGCCTCCTGCGTCCGATCCGCATTGCCGCGGCCCCGCGCCCGATGAATGCCTGGATCGTCGAGGCCATCGAACGCGCGCTTGGGCAGCAGGCTCAGCGGGACCCCGCCCTGGCCGCTGCGCTCGATGTGGCGCAGCCGCCGAACGACGGCCGAGCGGACGCGACGCCGGCGACGCCCTGACGCCCGAGGCGGGATGCCACCGCGCGCGGGTGAGCCGTCACCCACGTCGCGGTGGCGCCGTCGTCATCGCACGCGCTCCGTCGCCAGGAGCCCGCCGAGACTGAGCCGCGCCTCGCGCGGCTCCGGTTGCGGCTCCGGGCCCGCCACGATCTCGCGCGCAGGGTCGTGCGCCCGCAGACGCGCCCAAGCAAGCCCCTCCGTCGGGGCGCGAACCTCGATGACGTGGCCCGCGCGATCCACGAATCGCCACCGCGTCATCGCTGTCATCGGTGGTCCCCATCGAGCTCATCGAGCGTGTCGGCCACGCGCCGCGAGACCTCGATCACGGCCTCCAGGATCTCGACGAGCTCGCGCCACGGCAGGCCCTCCTCCGCGTCCGCGTCCTCCAGCCGCTCACGCAGCCGACCGATGGCGTCCTCGCACCACTCCAGTTGGCCATGCAACAACCGAGACCGTTTCATCGGTGTCGCTCCTTCCGCTCTGGTGGTGGCTCGTCTACCCGGGCGACCGTGATCTGGACGCCCGGGGCGCCGTCGTACACCTTCTGCAGTTCGAGCCGGACGATCCGCGCGTCATCCGGGAACACGATGCCCTGCAGGGCATCCAGCACGCCCGAGGCGAGGCGTTCCACGTCCGGGCGCACCGTCGGCCAGGCGCGCTTGGCCGCTGGCC